AATTTGACGACAGTGTTAATATCGAAATTGAATTCAGCGACGACATCGGCGAAGAAGAACAAGAAGCAATCCGAGAAGCCTACTATGAAGGCAATGCTGGTTGGTTGTTCGACGGAGAACACGATTGGCAAGAAGAAGATACTGCGGTACATATCATTGCACCGTATCAAATTGATCTATGTGATGAAATAACCGGTGAAGTTTTTGAAGAAAATGTAAAACTTAAACCTAAGCCTGATCCAAATACTTCATGGCCGTGGAGTATAGATAACCCTAAACCAGAGGAATGATAAAATGAGACAACAAATGATTGGTGTTTTAAAACAACACTTCGAAGCACACATTCTTAAACATAAAATGAATGTAGATATTATGTTAAACAATCCTATGGCTATTCACGATCACACCGATCTTATGGATGCCATTGAAAAAGAAGTGGCATTGATTGCAGAATACGTAGACAAGCTAGAAGTTATGGAAAAATACTTTAAGGAATAATCATGCAGACAAGAGTAAAAGAAGATGTAAATGAAATAGGCAGATGCGGGTGTGGTCGTAGTCCCACTGGTAAGTGTATTGGCTGGCACGGACTCGAAGAAGGTGAATTCCGGGAAAAGCTAGCTGAATGGGAATTAACTGACCTAAATAACAGATTAGAAGAAGCCAAGGAGCCAAAATGAACTCCGTGGAACTTGCTAACAATCTCATAACTCGAGCGATGAACCTACAACTGTTTGAAGTGAAAAGAATGCTAGATGGTCCGTTGGAGTTTAACGGATCTGTTCCTTTTGATATTAGAGCCAATCAAGAATGTGCTTGGTTTAATGTTTATGCAGTCAATCAAAAAGAAGCAGAAGCAAAAGTAGATGCCTGGCTTGATAGAACCGATTTAGATGATTAAACCATTGCGTGATGATCTAATGGTCCAGCAACAACTACCTGCCGGACAAACAGTTAACGGTGTTTGGCAACACATGGTAGCTGTGATCATGTTAAATCAAACTGGACGCATACCAGTTAAAACAGTATTTCCGATCTTTATGGATAGATGGAATACTCCTAATAAATTCCTAAATGCCACTGAAGAAGAAGTAAAAGATGTCATATGGCCTTTGGGAATGGTTAATGTCCGATATAAAAGACTGCACGGAATGACAAATGACTTCTTGACTTGGCAGCACGAAGATGCTACAATGTTATATGGCATTGGAAAATACGGTTCTGATTCATATGAAATATTCTTCAAAAGAAACTATACTGTAGAACCAACTGACAAAGAGCTCAAGCGTTATCTAAGAGAAGAGGTTTTTGATGTTGCTTAAATTATTAGAAAAATTCGGTCGTAAGAGAATCATTATGGATCGTATTAACAACGAGCCGTATCTCGAACGATACTATCTTTTTCTAAAAGAACGAGAACGGTTTCCGTTTAACATATTCCTTCATAAGTTTTTAAAAGGTGATCCAGATGATGTTCACGATCATCCATGGCCCTATGCCACACTTATTTTAAAAGGTGGCTACTACGAATGGATACCGCAGTTTAACGACGATGGAACTAAGTCATGTGAGATCCGCAAATGGAGAGGTCCTGGTCATTTCCGTATTTGCAGTTCTAATTCGTATCATCGAGTAGAGTTAAAGCCAGGCATAACTGCATGGACACTATTCATGCCCGGTCCGCAAAAGCGAGAATGGGGTTTTTTAGTAAACGATCGATGGGTACAGAACGAATCCTATATGATTAACCGTAGAGAGAAACATGGAAAAGCGTAAAGTAAGTTGGCACGAGTTTCAAAACTTAGTTGGAAAGATATGTAGAGACATTGTATTAAGCGATTGGCGGCCCGACTATGTAGTTGGCATCACCCGGGGAGGTTTACTCCCTGCCGTCATGATCAGCCAATATTTTAATATTCCTTGTGAAGCATTAAAAGTCAGTCTACGTGATAACGGTGGCGAACATGCTACAGAAAGCAATCTATGGATGGCTGAAGATGCTTTTGGAAATCCGCACGATGAGGTTGACTTTTATGAAGGCAATCCTATGTCTTTGTTTGAAAATAGCACAGCCAAACAAATATTAATCGTTGATGACATTAACGACACTGGCGCTACCGTTAATTGGATTTTAAAAGATTGGCCTAGCGGATGTTTCCCCAACGATCCAGAATGGGACAACATATGGAATACTAATGTTCGATTCGCCACTGTATTCGATAACCTAGCTAGTAAGTCTGCGATTAGAATGGATTATGTGGGTGAGGAAATTAACAAAGAAGAACATCCAGTATGGATTGAATTTCCGTTCGAAGAATGGTGGACTAAATGATCGATTCTAAAATCAAAGTTCGCTGCACAGATGCAGGCAAAGACTTCGACATGCACATACTAGGATATAAGCCTAAGGTATTCTTAGACGTTGCGTTTCAAACTCTTAAACTACGATTGGTTTATATGGAACGTACTAAAGCATTTGCAGGCAGTCTTGGCGGCCGTGAGTTTGTTGTCCGCGAAGATGATCTTCCTAAAGAACGTGTAGAGTATCAGCGATGAAAAATCAGATATGTGTTCCGTGGAATGGCCAAAGTACCATGTGGTGGAATGAAATCTGTGCTCGTATAATCGAACACTTCGGTCTTCCGGGCGATAAGTACACCACAGAAGTAAGTGAAGATAACATGAAGTTCTTTTTTAACGACGAGAGAGAAGCATTATTGTGCAAGATAATGATCAGCGACCAACTATAAAAGATGTGATAATTATTATCTTAGGTGTATCTCTTATGGTCTGTTTTTTGATTACGGTCAAATCAGAAGGTAGATATTACGACTGCGGAATGGCAGAATGGCATCCCGATATTCCGAACAAAGTTAAAGAAGAATGTAGAAGATTGCACTACGAAGAATGGAAGCGTCAACAAGAAGAAAGTAAAAAGTCGATATCAGTATGAAATCATGGACATTAACAGTTGAAGACGATGGTATCTTACCCTTGCCCAAGGATCTGCTAGATGAAGCTGGATGGAAAGAGGGCGATAGTTTACATTGGATTGACAATCAAGACGGCTCATGGACTTTGGTCAAAGAAGACTTGACAACTTTCATCAATAAAGGTATAATAAACAATGAGCAAAATTAAAATAGCAGAGCTGTTCTACAGCATACAAGGTGAAGGACGCTATATGGGCGTCCCGTCTGTGTTTCTACGCACATTCGGCTGTAATTTCCGCTGTGCAGGCTTCGGTATGCCGCGTGGTGAACTGAGCAAAGAAGCAGACGATATTGCAGTTATGAATGCCATGCATCCATTTCAGAAATACGAAGAACTTCCGTTAGTTAGTACAGGGTGTGATAGTTATGCAAGTTGGCATCCCGACTTTAAGAATCTTAGTCCAATGCTTACAAGCGATGCTATTGTAGAACGTACCATGGAAATATTGCCAAACAACGAGTGGGGTACTGCACACTTGGTGATCACAGGTGGCGAACCGTTGTTAGGTTGGCAGCGAGCCTATCCTGATTTACTAAATCATCCAAAGATGGGCAAGTTAAAAGAAATTACTTTTGAAACAAATGGTACTCAGAAGTTATCCGAGAGCTTTAAACAGTATCTAAAACAATGGGCACAGAATCCTCCATTTGTCAGTAGAGAAATCACATTCTCAGTAAGTGCTAAACTTCCTTGCAGTGGCGAAAAGTGGGAAGAAGCGATTCTTCCGGAAGTTGTTTGCGAGTACGAAGAAGTTGGCACAGCATATTTGAAGTTTGTTATTGCTACAGAAGAAGATTTTGAAGATGCTAAACGTGCAGTTATTGAATATCGTAAAGCAGGCTTTAAAGGTCATGTGTATCTAATGCCAGTGGGCGGTGTAGAAAGCGTATACGCATTAAACAATCGTCGTGTAGCAGACTTAGCCATGAAGAACGGCTTACGCTACAGTGATAGATTACAAGTGCCGTTATTTAAAAATGAGTGGGGAACTTAATGAAAATTATCAAAAAATTGTTTGGACTAGACAAGCTCGAAGAATCGATAGCCAAAGCAGAAAAAGATCTAATTGATGCCAATCGAAGGTTAGAAGAAGCTGAGAAAGCTGCTAACATTGCCAAAGATCAAGAAGATTTAGCTAAATTAACTCCAAAAGAAAGAGCCAGCCGCAAGAAAGAACCATGGGTAGGGGTGCTAGAAACTCATGTAAACCAAGATAACATCAGAAATGGATTCTTTGAGCTTGACTGGAACGACCTTTTTGTGTTAAAATTAAAGCAAGAGGGATACGGTGAAGAAGGTGATTTGGATGAAGAAATCGTCGATCGTTGGTTTAGAGAACTCTGTGCAAATGTTGTAGTCGACGGAGACTACGGTGGTCCTGTTAATACAGGTGTTATTGATATAAACAATGTGAAAAGAAACAATAAATGACCTATATTTTAGTTGATACTGCTAATACATTCTTCCGTGCTAGACACGTTATCAACGGTGATGCTGACATTAAGTTGGGCATGGCATTCCATATCACATTAAACTCTATCAGAAAAGCATGGCAACAGTTTAACGGCAGTCATGTTATTTTCTGCTTAGAAGGTCGTTCGTGGCGTAAGGACTACTATGCTCCGTACAAACGCAATCGTTCAGATGCTCGTGCAGCACACACTGTCAAAGAAGCAGAAGAAGAAAAAGTCTTTTGGGAAGCATTTGACGAGTTTAAAAACTTTGTAACTGAAAAAACTAATTGTACTGTTATGCAACATCCGCAATTAGAAGCAGACGATCTTATTGCAGGTTGGATACAAAGCCATCCTGATGATAATCACGTTGTTATCAGCACTGATACAGACTTCGTACAATTAATTGCACCAAATGTGAAACAGTACAATGGTGTTATGGAACAGACTATCACGCACGAAGGAATATTCGATGACAAAGGCCGGCCTGTTATTGACAAAAAAACACAAGAAGCAAAAAAAGCCCCGGATCCGGAATGGCTCCTGTTTGAAAAGTGTATGCGTGGTGATACCAGTGATAATGTCTTCTCGGCGTATCCAGGTGTGCGTACTAAAGGCACAAGCAAAAAAGTGGGTCTTACTGAGGCGTTCGAAGATCGTGGCACCAAAGGATATGCGTGGAACAATCTCATGCTTCAGAGATGGACTGATCACGAAGGCAAAGAACATCGTGTGTTAGAAGATTACGAACGTAATCGTCGACTAATCGATCTTGCTCACCAGCCAGAAGATATTAAAAATATCATTAAAGAAACTATCAACACAGCTACATCTGCAAATAAGAATATCAGCCAGGTTGGTATTAGACTTATGAAATTTTGTCATCTGTATGATCTTAAAAAGATTGCAGATCAGGCAGCTAGTTATGCCGAACCATTAAATGCGAGGTACACACTATGACAGACTTACATGCAAAACCCATTATTGAAAACAAATTCTGGATCGTTGAAAAGGACGGTGCCAAGTTCGCCACTCTAAGAAAGAACGAAGATAATCGTTTTGTGATGAGCAATGAGACTGGAATTAAAATTTATGAAACTAAAGAAAGTCTGACCAAACAGTTTGGTAAAGATTTCTTTATCGCTAAAATTATTAAAGAAGCTGATGACGCTGAGCCAAACGAAGTACACGGATACATCACTAGCACAACTCCTCACAATGCGATGTTCGATGTTAAAAGAAAACTTCCACTGTTCACCAAGAGCGGAGATAGTAAGAGTCTTTACTGTGCAGGATACTACGTAATTAAATTTGACAAAGGTTGGGTCAAGAGTTTCTGTCCTAAACTTATCACACTCCAGCGATACGAATATCAAGGTCCATTTAAAACAGAACTAGAGATGAAGCAGAGGCTTTCCAATGTCTCAAAATAATATCACAACATTGCCAAGTGTTGAGAAATTACTTCAACGAGTGTCTGCTGCTGAAAGAAGTCAACAGAAAGACATACGTATAACTATTCAGGAAGCACGTGAACTAACAGCTGAATTGGCTATCATGACTAGCAAATTAGGTTCTACAGTTAAGGAAATACATCAACTGTTATCCGAAATCAAGGAAAATACCACCAAGATCGACGTTAAGTTCGACGGCGGTGGCTTCAATTAGGTATAAATATATACGTGGTTAATTAGGAAACACGTATATATGAGTAGACCAAAACCCAAAATAATGCTTGAATACACTAACAAGGAAACGTTCAAAGTCGAACAGATTCTTGATAGCGAAGCCATTTGGGCTGTATTTTATAAAGGCCAACCGTTTAACTTAAAGAGCGGTAGTTTCGTAACGAGCTACCCGGGACCTAAATATAAAAAAGTAAGTTTTTCAAATCCCGGTCATGCATACAATCTTGCTAAAAAATTAAACAGACTTTTTAAAACTGCCGAGTTTGAAGTATATAAACTTACTCAAGGTGAAAAGGTAGGATAATAATGGACCCCAAGGATGCCTACACTCGGGTGTTCTTACAGGCAGCGAACATCGATGCCGACCAAGATACAATCAAAAAATACAAAAGTGTTTGGTGGTGGAACTTCCGTAATAAAGACACAGGCGGGCTTCGTTTGACCGAACATGCCTTGCAGTTTATCGAAGAACATGCTAAAATTAAAACTTACAAAATAGATTTTCCTAAAGAGTTTTCATTCACTCCGCAGGTTCTAGTTTGGTTAGATAACTTTATCGATTCACCATTTTTCATCACTAAAAAACATATCGTGGTATTAAAAGAAAAATCAGCATTTGAACTATATCTATTTTCCGGAGATATAAGAAAAATGGGCCATAATAAAGCATTGGCCAAAAGACTTAGCCAAGAATCCATCGACCAATAATACTAGCATATAAATATTTCACTATGTTTGACTTAAACCCTATTGATGTTCTGAAAC